TAACTAATTAACTAAAACTATATGTACACTAGCTTAAAACTATCAAAGGCATTGAAAGAGAAAGGGTTTGAGAAAGAAAGTGATTATTCTTATTTCATTAGAGAAGGACACCCAGACAAGCCAGTAAGGCTAATGCACATATCAGATCATAGGCTAACTAATGCCCATGCACCTTGGACACTTGTAGCACGTGCTTACGACATTATCAATGACTTATGCGTAACACACCAAGCAGAGCTTTTTGAAGGAACAGAGGGGCAAAGGAGGACAATTACTAGAGTGATACTAATGAAAATGCAGGGAGATGAGCCACAAGAAATAATAGAAGAATATATTTTAAGCAACTTATTATGAAAAAACAGCTAACACATAAATTTAACCCTAACTACACTTTTACAACAGGTGAGATACTAGAATTAATGATAAAGAAAACAGGTTTAAAACAAAAGCAAGCATGCAAAATATTAGGTATTACTGAAAAACACCTAAGCCAATTAATAAATGATAAAGCTAAAATAAGCCAAGAAATAGGAAGACAATTTGAAAGAGCAGGGTTTGGAGGTTATGTATTTTGGATGAACATACAAACAGCAAACGAAGAGTTTAAATATAGAAGTAAATTAACATAAAACAACATGAACTGTAAAAAATGCCATGAGCTAGTATGTGACTGCCCTAAATTATTAATTAACACCAAACCTATGATTAAATTTGAATTACCTAACGGTTACTACATCAGGAGGAAAGACAGTCTAAATATTATCTTAGCTAGGACTATAATCAGAACAAGCAAGGAAAACACTGAATATGATGATGAAAAGATTATTGGATTTTACCCTAATTACAAGACAGCAATGCTTGAGTCATTAAAATATTTACCAAACGGGGCAGAAACTAATAAAGATCTAAAAGAGATAGTAACGAGGCTGGAGAAAATCTACAACGCTATAAATTCGTTGCCTGAGAGTGCCTAGAAGCGATGAAACAACTTTTAAGGATACAACATAGCCTAACGATATTAAAAACGCTCTAACACGAAGAAATGAAGAAGTACATAATTAACTATTTCAACCACTACGGATATGATACTGACTCATGTATAGAATGTGAGGTATGTGAGTCTACTGATAGAGTAGTTTTGCATCACGTTATCTATGGCAGATTCAAGCGGTCTGATGAGGTAGCTAATATATGTGCATTATGCTATACTTGCCACGATAAAGCTCATGGTATAGGGATTGAAGATGAAGAAAAAGAGAAATACGATAGGTATAATCTACTAGAAATTCACGCTAAGAATCTCTAAAATTAGCTAGTACAGATCATAAAAGCTAACCCAACATATCCAACGGTAAAGACTAGTAAGTAGTAAAGGTTATCATTCATGGTGAGGTGAGTTAATTAGTAGTGAGTATATACTAACATAAATATAAAGATATTGCAAGAGTGTTATTAAGGAATCTAGTAAGTGAGTCTTGACATTGGCTCGTAGGGCAAGTATTATAGACACAACTAAAAACAACAAATGAAGAAAACTATAACCGTAACTGAAGCAAGTAAGAAATTAGGTGTTAGCAGAAGAACAATAGACAGGCTAATGCAATCAGGTGCGATAGGATATAAGGAAATACAAGTAACTCACAGACAACCTTATGAGCAGGACGTACTACAACATAAATTCTTAAACATAATAGAATGACAGACAAAGCAGAAAAGATAAACGAAGGACTTGACAGGCTCTATGGTAAGATAGAGAAGGTAAAAAACCACCAGAACACTGTATTAATAAGTAAAATCAACGAGATAATAGATCATTTAAACAATCTAAAATAAACCAACATGCAACGAGAAAACTTCAAGAAAGCAGTAATATCGGCTATACATGGAAAACCTTATGAGGAGGCAATAGAGAAAGAATTTATCCAATTTGGGTGCATAACACAGCAGAAAGAAAATTTAAAGCTGAAAAATAAGTTATTAGGAGAGAACTTAGATGGGACTATAACTAAACGTAATTGGGATCACAGAACAGTGACAAACTGCCCATTTGACCAAAAGAAAGATTTAATAAAAGATCACGAAAATATTTTAGGACTTCCAATAACCATAGGAAGAGTTATGCAGGCTTTAATGAATAGCCAACCATTTGAGAAGGCTGTTAAAAACTTTGATAATACTTTCGCAACTAAATGTTTATATAATACATTAAAACTTTGGAAACTAACCAAAGAAAACGGACAAGAAGCAGTAGACGATGATCAGAGCGATGAGACTATTGAGAAACTATCAACCCTCCTATGCTAACCAAAATGAACCCAGAGCAAAAGAGGCTAGACGTAAAGAGGCACAAGGCTAACGCAGAATTAACTTCTAAGCCTGCTGACATCAAAGAGGTAAACAAGCTAAGGACTAGGATATATGAGCTTACAATTGAAATAATTAAACTAAATAACTATGAATTCAGAAGAACGAAGTGAGATCGACCGTCAGATGATTGATCTCCTCCACCAAAGGCTACAAGAAGATCCTGACAACGATCAGTATATACAAGCAATTAATACAATTATAAAAAACTCTTACGATCGAGTCAGAGCATCAACCCAGAAAGTATCTAGGGATAGAGCTAGGATTAATAAGGAACTGCAAGGAATTATAAAAATAACCTAAAAAATATGACCAACGAAGAAATAATGAAAAAACTACAAACAAGAGGTGCATTCGCTTCACCACAAGAGGTAGAGGAGTTCTTCTTGAAGTGTCTGGAAGAAAAAGACCGTGAAGCACAGCTTAACACTATCACAATTAGAGAACCTACAGCCGAGGAGTTAAAGAAACAGAGTAGAGCAAGGACTAACACTGAGAAAAAGTTAACAGATACAATAGTAGACAAAGATAAAGAAATCAAAGCCCTAAAGAAGCAGATAGTTGAGATGGAGTTACTACTTGATGATGTAGAAACATTTAAAACTTCTTCTAGCTTCGATTATTCAAAACTAAAAAATGTAGATACTTCTAAATGGTTTTAACAACAACTTAATACCCTAAAATGAAACCACCATTCGTAGCAGAGCTTTAAATCAGTTATTCAGTAATCCTTAACAACTCAATCATGGAAAAACAAGTAGCAGTGATTAAATGGGTACATGAACAAACTATGTATGAAAGCACCTTAGAAGTCTTTGAGGATAAGGATATAGAATCTTTACAGTATGAGGTAGATAGGATTATTAATACTGTTAAGGGGTATATCTTAGAAACTGTTTATAATCCTGTACAATGAAAGACTTAGAACTCATTAAGGCAGAGCTAGAAAGACGTACTAAAGAGCTTAGGAATAAGCCTAGAGAGTATGACCATCTTATTGACCAAATGAGAGAGAAGAACAAAGAAGCTATTAATATCATTAACCACCTTATAAATGAATCTATACCACGTTAGCTGGTCAAGCCACACGCATATAATAGCAGCAGAGAACGACAAGAAGGCCCATGAAGGGGTAAAGCGTTTAAAGTTCAGAGCTACTTCACAGGACAATATAGCAGAGCAACACCGTAACACTCCAACTAAGTTTGCTACGATTAAAAATTACGTCTTAAAAGAATACAACCCACTAGAAGGTAAGGTGTGTACTGAGTGTGGTAAGCTAAAGGTTTTAAGTGGATACAACACGCAAAGTGGATCAATAGACGGGTTACAAACTATGTGTAGAGACTGTAAAGAAAGAAAAAGGGTTGTAAATAAGTAAAGAGTATAGTATAATGAAAACAATTTAACTTTAAACGTTATATGATTAAATGAGTAATAAAGAAAATAACTGGAGTTACTAAATGACTTTCCAAGAAAAATGTGACTTACACCGTAAAAAAGAGAAGGAAAGAACCGAATTAGAAATATTCGAGTATAAAAAGATACGCCAATCAAACAGGCAAAGAAACCTAATAAAGAAGGTATGGAACTAAAAGATATTAAGGTAGGAAGCAAACTTGTATTCACAGGGAACACATACGATAATAAGCCTTTACATTTCACAGTAGAGAAACTAACTAGGAAGAAAGGATCTTACACAAGAGTACACTTTGACAGGGGGACAGTAAGGGTAGACAAAATTATGCTAACAGTATTACATGAAGATAAACTTACTCACCAAGACCAGAGCAGCTAAATACATAGGAGTACACACTAGGACTATATCTAACTGGGTAAAGCAGGACTTACTCAATGAGTACTACACTAAGAATAAACGCCCTTACTTCTTACCTTACGAGTTAGGTATAGTTAAGCATTTCAAGGGTAAAAGTAAGGATAGGCTAAAAGAAAGTAGGCTTGTGTTTCATGTTAGCGACGGTAAGAATGAAAAGGTTAAAGATTAAAGGTGATTTACAGGTATAAGGGGAGTATACTTACACTATACAAATTAATCTTTATATTATGTTCAAAGAACAACGAAGAATCTACAAGAACCCTTTTAACGTAGGGGAGGTTGTAGTGGGGAGAGGTCCTGGTAATGGTATTAAAGGAGACTTAGCTAATAGTTTAGCACCTCTTTACTTATCAGCAGCACCACAGGCACTTTCAGGAGCAGGAGCAGCACTTGTAAGCACACACAAGACTAACTGGACTACAACAAGTACAGACGCTCTTACACTAGCTAACGGTACAGTAGTAGGACAGATGAAACTTATACAGCTTATTGTTGATGGAGGTACAGGAACACTAACACCTACAAGTTTTGCTGATGGAACAAGTATCGCATTTGCTGATACAGGGGACGCAGTATTGTTACAATGGAACGGTACAGCATGGAGAGCTATAGACCTTTATAATTTAGTAGACGGAGCAACAGCACCAGCTATAACATAACCATAACTAGAAGGAGAGTCATAGAGATATGGCTCTTTTTTGCTTTACAAGAGAAACAATAACCGCTATAATAGACACAACTTAACCTATTACTATGAAATTATCATTAAACCAACGGTACGCATTACTAGACCTTTTACCATTAGAGGGGACTTTTCAGGATATGACAACTACACTTGAAATCAGGAAGAAAATAGTAGTAGAGATACCAGAGCTTAAAGAGTTCGACAAGGCTAATCCTATAACAGATAAGGAGGGTAAGGATTTAGAAGGAGAAAAGAAAGACAAAGCAATGAAGAGCAGAAGAGCTAACGCAGACAAAGAGGTATGCGATATAGAGTTCATAGAAGATGAGCTTAATTATGTAATAGCAGTTCTAACTTTACTAAGTGAAAACCAAGAGTTAAAGATCCAATGGTTAGAGATATTTGCTAAGTTCATCCAAGAATGATTATCCCCAGAGAGACAGCAATGAAAGGAGAACTCCTACTAGACCAGAATCTATTAGGTTATAACACGTTAGAAGAAACACAAAACAGAATGGTAGTAAGAATAATCTTAGAAGAGGGATTAAGAGAGTTAAACCATAATACAATAGAGTTTTATTAGAATACCTTAATCAAAGATGTCCCTAATGACACCAAAGAAAAACCCAAGGCCTCTTAAATATTCAACTTCACTAGCTAATGATATATGTACTAGACTATCAGACGGAGTAAGCTTATTAAAGATATGCAAGAATAAGGATATGCCTAATAGGAGAACAGTCTATACGTGGCTTATTGAAGGGAAATATCCAGAATTTAACCGCAAATACGCGGAAGCTATAAACATAAGAACAGAGCATATGTTTGACGAGCTAGAAGAGATAGCAGAAAGCGAAAAGAAGGATGTTCAGAGGTCAAGATTAATGGTAGATACAAGGAAGTGGTATTTAGCTAAAGTAATGCCAAAGAAGTATGGTGATAAGATTGACATGACAAGTGGAGGGGAGAGGATCATCCCTATACTGCCATTACCTACTAACGAATAACTAATTGGTATTCACACAAACCACAGCTACTAATAGAATCATAGCCCTTACAAAAAAGATAAGAGCTATTTGCGGAGGTACAAGTGCTAGTAAGACTATCAGTATTCTTTTATATTTAATCGCTAAGGCACAGAGTGATAAGAAGCCAACCTTAGCTAGTGTAATCTCTGAATCAACGCCACACCTCAAACGAGGGGCTATTAGAGACTTTATGAATATACTCAAGGGACACAACTACTGGAAGGATGATAATTGGAATGCAACAGATTCTATCTATACCTTTGAGACAGGTAGCAAGATAGAGTTTTTTAGTGCTGACCAATCCTCTAAGTTAAGAGGTGGTAGACGTGATAGAGCTTTCTTAAATGAAGCTAATAACTTAACCTTAGATGCTTTTGACCAGATAGAGGTACGGACTAAAGAGTTCATATTCCTTGACTGGAATCCAACGAGTGAGTTCTGGTTCTACACTGACATACAAGGGCATAGGGATGATGTAGACTTTATCACCTTAACGTACTTAGACAACGAAGCATTAAGCCCTGAGATAGTTGATAGTATAGAACGCAGACGTAGCAGGAAAGGGTGGTTCAAGGTATACGGACTGGGGCAACTAGGAGAGGTCGAGGGGAAGATATACAAGAACTGGAAGATAGTTGATGAGATCCCACATGAAGCCAAGCTTGTAAGGAAAGGGCTAGACTTTGGTTATTCAAACGATCCTACTGTTATCGTAGAGATTTATTACTATAATGGTGGATATATAATTGATGAGCTAACGTACAAGAAAGGGCTTAGTAATAGACAGATAGCTGATATACTAATGAGCAGGGAAGACACTACTTTAGTTATAGCTGATAGTGCAGAACCAAAGAGTATAGCTGAGATAGCTGATTACGGTGTAAATATAATAGGATGCAAGAAAGGAAGGGATAGTGTTAGACAAGGAATACAGTTCGTTCAAGACCAACAGATAAGCGTTACTATACGTAGTGTTAATACAATTAAGTGTTACCGTAACTACTTATGGGAGACAAATAAAGACGGTAAGATACTAAACTTACCAGAGCATACTTACTCAGACCCTATGGATGCTATACGTTATGGGCTTTCTTCCTTTAAACTAGAAGAAGAAGAGACACTAGAAGACGACACTGAGTACGCTAGGATGAGAGTGAATGAAGTGGGGAGGTATTAGATTTGTCAAGTTGGCTTACCTTAGAGCCGACCCCCCCTAAAAATCCTACCCTAAAAAAGTTTCCAAAATTCTAATATAACTTTACTAAAAGTTTCTTCAAGATAAACCCTTTGAGTACTGTACTCTGTATGTTATACTTATACTAAGCACACCTTAAAAGATGTTTATGGCTAAAAAAACTACCGAGACACCTGACGCTATTATGTTAACTAAGGACTTGTTTGACAAGAATATTACTATAAGAGCAAGAAAAGAAACAGAGTTATCAGCTATACAGGAGTTATTTGAGGAAGGGTTTACAGTTAGTAATCCTACAGGTACAAGACGGTTAGAGAGTCAGTTATTACACCAAGGAGTAAGGAGTGTAGTACAAAAGATGAAGATACTAGACGCACAGTTACATAGTTCTACAGCAGATGAAACAACAGAGAAGATTGTTACTGATGGTGTAGGCACAGTATTAGAGGAAGGAGGATACTTAAATGTAATGCGTGATAAGTTCGGAGTGTTTTATCGTATTGCTTTATTCGGTGATGCTTTTGTACGTATAGGAGCAGATAAGAAAGGTAAGTACCCTATTAAGTTCCAGAACACTTCTTTACTAGCAGTTTACGTTGATCCTTTTGCTACACAAATGAGGAGCCCAACAAGTGAAAAGGATGTAGATGAGTTAGTAGCTGTTTATCGGTACTCGAAAGCAGAGAGCAGGGTAGAGTTCCCAGCATTAGAAGGTACAGACATAATGGGACGTATACCAAGGAGTTCACAAACTACAGTAGATGATGAGGAGGTAACGATAGAACAAGACCAAGAACAAGAAGATACTATATGTGAGATAGCTAAGTACTACTCAAGGAGTAGGAAGATGTACGTAACTATGGCAGGATCTAGTATGGAGGTTATAGAGGAACTGAACGGTGACGAGTACCCTTTTATGAAAGACGATGAAGCTTACATACCTTTCTTACACTTCATGTTTGACCCTTCGAGTGAAGGGTTCTATAACTACGGACTAGGACATATTTTGTATAGACTAGCTATTATAACAAGACAACTAGACAACATGGGAATTGATTACGGTTTCCAGAATGTTGACCCGATACGGATGGTAAACGTACCTAAAGGACAGAAGAGTAAGTTCTTTAATAAGTTACTGTTAGCAGGTGAAGCACAGGCAGCAGGTCGTAAAGGGTTTGTAGTTAATGAGTACGGGTCACAAGACGCAAGCTCAGGCTCAGTAAGTGTAGAGACATTCCAGGCACAGGCATTGACTGGTGAATGGGAGAGACTTTACAACAGACTAGACCAGATGGTACGAAGAATGGGTATTAATATAGATGCAGTAGAACGTAGTGGTAATGCTACTCTAGGACAAATACAGATAGAAGAAGAGAACCAAGACGCTTTTGTTAAACAGGTAATGGAACAGAACGCAGGGGAGTTCAAGTTTGTATGGGAGTTGACTATAGCAATGATTAAAGAATACATAGGAAAGAATAACAAGACTATGATTAACTCTACTACAAGGGTGAGACTACCTAATTCAGCTTTTGATTTTAAAGGTATGACTATGGGTATGTTATCAGACGAGTTAAAGATGAACGATTACTTTGTTAGAGTGAACGCAAGGAGTGGGACAATCCCTTCTAACGTAATGCAACTAGCTAAACTAAGCAGGTCATTAGCGGTACTAAGTCCTGAAGACCCTATGTATAATGTAGCAAGAGAGCAATTCCTTAGATTAAATGATTTAGAGGTAGGAGCTGATTCACTAGCAGGAGGACAGATACAAGACGCACAAGCAGCAGAACAACAGATACCAACAGAGACAGACGAACTAAGTCCTAAGAGTACACCTAGTGATCCTATAGCAGCTATACAATGAAACTAAAAGACTACTTAGAACACGCTGTAAGCCTAGACGAACTACCACAGGGGGTACTTGAGCAACTAGCAGGTTTACACACTAACTCGGGGAAGTTAATAAAGGATGTAATGACAGGACTTTACATTGAAGCATGTGAGGAATATGAGTATAGTAAGGAAGAGATATTAATTTATAAGACAGCACAAGATAAGTTTACTGATTTACTAGAAGAAGCACTTATACAGATAACAGATAAACCAAAGAAGAAACCAAGATATTAGACCTTTTACATTATCCTACTACAATTTTACGCTTCGGTTGATATAGCAATTTGTAGTAGGGTTGTTATATCTACCGAGACGTAAAATATCTCGGTTTTTATATATTAACTATTATTTATGTCTGAACAAAATGACAGCACTGTAACTGAGTTAGACTTGGAATCCAGTGTAGACGCTGAACACGCGTCAGACTCTCAAGACACTTCTAAGGAACAAGAACCTAAGAGTGAGCAAGAGTTAGCTGATTTATCCTTTTTAGACGGTAAGGAGGAGTCAGAGCCTAGTGAGCAGAAACAAAAGTCTCTCATAGGACAAGTTAATGCAGCACAAAAGAAGATTGATGCTGGTAACAAAACCGTTAGTGATTTTCCTGAGTACATTCAAGAGGAGTTAAAGCAACGTGATGTTGAGGTTAAGGCAGAACAGAAGTCTGGCGACCAAGACGTAGTGAAGCAAGTAGTGACTGAGATGAAGAACCAAGAGAATTACGCCACACTAAAGAAAGACTTAACTCAGATGAACTTATCATCAGAGCAAGTGGACTCTTTAAAAACAGAGTTTGCCGAACTCAAAAGGTCAGGACTGCCAGACCTTAAATCTTTAGAGACAGCTATACGACTAGCAGGACTTACCACACAGGTACAGGAAGCTAGACAGCAAGGTATACAGCTCGGAAGAATGGCACTCGGTTCACAGGGAGAAGTATCCACTCTTAGGAAAACTGAAATAGACCCACTTACACTAACAGGAGACGCATTCTTTGATTGGAGTAAGAAACAGAAACAGAAAGAGAAAGGACATTTAACCTTATCGAGGGAAAGACAGTAATTACAAATTAAAACTTAAACAATGGCAAATGCTTTAACGGCTTATAACCCAGAGTACTGGTCAAAACGTTCACAAGAATTACTTAAAAAGATTCTAGTTGGTGTAAAGATAGCTAACTTTGAAGAAAGAGAGATTCTAGTGAATGGAGACAAAGTACACAGACCTTACCATTCAGACCCTTATGTTGTTGACTACACTAAAGGAACAGCTGTAACAGTACAAGATATCACAGCTACAGACGAATCATTAGACGTAGATCAGTCTAAGATCTCACCTGTATACATAGATGATATTGATATCAAACAAAACAAGTACTCTACAGCAGACGAGATTATCGACAGACAGACTCATATGCTAGGACGTAATATCGACCACAGGATTCTATCACAAGTTACATCAGCTAACTTAGATGTAGATGAAGGAGATATTGGAGGTATTTCTGGAAATCCTATTAGCTTATCAGCTTCTAATATTTTCAACACACTTACACAACTACAAGTACAACTAGCTCAAAACAATGTTGAGAAAGACAAACCTTGGTACGTTGTATTAGACCCAGCTTCTATTGGAGTAGTTCAACTAGCTTTCGTAGCTAATGGATTCACTTCGGCAGACGCTACAATCAAGAACGGATATGTTGGTGATGTTCTTGGATTCAAAGTATACGAATCTAACGCATTGCTTTCTACTTGTGATATTAATATTGCAACAGAACCAACAGCAGCAGATACAGTAGTAGTTAATGGTGTAACCTTTGAATTTGTAGCAGCACCTTCTACTGCAGGACAAGTTGATCTTTCAGGTTCAGCAGCTACAACAGTTGATAACTTAGTAGCAGCAATCAATGGTACAGGTACACCAAGTGCTTCTACTTATATTGCTTTATCAGCAGCTAACAGAGCTAAACTAGCTAATAGTCAAGTAGTAGCTACAGACGGTACTACAAAGATTGTAATGACAGCAGCAGGTAAACTAACTACATCAGAGACGTTTACAGATACTACAGATAATATTGGAGTACAAACAATCAAGGCTATCTCAGGACGAATGGGAGGTATTGACGCAGTGGTACAAATGAGACCAACAGTAGACGCTCGTAAAGCGAATCTAAAACTAGGTATGGATTACCTAACGCATACTCTATACGGAGTAAAGATGTTCAACGAAGGAGCAGAACGAACATGTGAACTAAATATTCAAGCAGCAGCAGCTACGGCAGTTGTTTAGTTTGATTACGTTGAGGGTAGCTCTAGCAATAGGGCTACTCGATTACTTAACCAAAATATGCAAACCTATAAACTACCCAATGCGGCAGCCTGTAAGCTTACTATAAGCTCAACAGCAGTAACACTAGAAGAAGCTATCTCCGTAGCAGCTAGAGAGTCATATAATCTACCTTTAGACTTAGATGCTATAGACCTGTTTATTGAGAACGCAAGTATTAGGTGGTTAGATGACGGTAATGTTCCTACACCAGCTAATGGACATCTTATAGAGTCAGCAGGTGTACTAAAGATAAGAGGTGACCAAGTACGCAAGATACAACTCATAGCAGTAAGTGCAGACGCTACAGTTACGGCAAGAGTAGGTAAGACCAGTGCTTCTGAGGATACGTTTATGATTACTGATTCTCAGGAGTCAGAAGAGAGTCATGTAGACGAGGGGGGACAAGTAAAACAAGTAACAGTAGATTTCACACAAGAGGTTCTACTAGAGGAGATACTAATTGAACTAAGAAAACAAACCTTCCATTTATCTATTATAACTGATAATTATTTTAGAGACGAAGATACAATCCATTAATCAACACACAATGCAAATAAAAGATGGTACAGGTGCAGGGTATCTAGCAGGAGTAGACAAAGAGAATAGAATTGTAACCTATTCAACTACTGAAACAGAGATAAGCCACGAGAGTGAGACTAACAAGAGAGCGTTTACATGGGCTTGTAGTTTTGACTACGACGCAGATGATACTATTATGTTATTAAAGAACACTAGCTCTGATAAGGTTCTTATTATAGAAAAGATACTAATGTCATCTGATACTACTACACAGTTTATTATCCATTTCCCTAAAGACACTACATTAGCGGGTACGGTTATTACAGGAGCAAACTTAAATAGAAGCTCTAACAACCTTGCTGATGCTTCAGCTTACTGTAATGAAACAGGTAACACTAGAGGTGACACAATGGGGACTGGTATGTTACTAGGTAACACTACAGCATTCATACCAATGGACGGTTCAGTAATCTTAGGTATAGGTAACGAAATAGCGGTTGATTTCTTAACAGCAGGTACTTTTGGGTCAGTATCGTTTAGAGGGTACTACCACGACATTATATAATCACTAATCACTTTTAATATGGGAATACAAATAGAAGGAGCAACAGGTAACGGGTACGGTGCAGCGGTTAATCCAGAAAACCAACTACTTACCTCTGCTGTAACAACCACTAAAGAACACGAGATTAACCACGATGAAGGTCAAGCTTATAGTATCTTTGCTGATGTTACACCTACAGCTACAGGAGACTGTTTTCTGTACTTAAAGAATACAAGTAATACTGATTTAATTGTAGCAGAAATGATGATGTATGCAGCTACGCTAGAGTCTTTTGCTATTAAGCTAGGAGACGAAGGTACACCAATAGGAGGTACAGCTACTACACCGTCTAACAGGAACGCTGGGAGTGGGAACATTGCAGATGTAACAGCTTTAACAGGAGTAGACATAACAGGACTTAGTGGAGGTGTTACTGTATTTGGGTTCACTAAAGAAGGAGCAACAGATAGTACAAGAGTTGCACCAGCTACAGGATTCATACTACCAAAGAATAAGATTTTAACAGTTTATGCAGGCACAGGAGGTATAGCAGTGAAGTTTGGACTAGGTATTACATTCCATAACGTACACCAATAATGGGTATACAGGCTCACATTGCAGACGGTACAGGTGGTAAGACACTAGCCCGAGTAACAGATGAGACTACTGAGGATCAAGCTTTAGTAGTAGCTACTAGACCACTTAAAACTTTTGATAATAAGTTAGGGTATTTTATTAATGATACATACGGAGCAGAGATGAACCAAGACGCATCATTCGGAGGTACACCTGTGAAGATATTCGACGGTACTGATTCTATACTTTGGACAGCAACAGATATAGTAGGAGGAGGTAAGACTACGTTTAATAATAATGAACAGAACCACACAATAGGTGGAGCTTTAAGTATAAAGAATGATAAATCTCCAGTAGGCGATGTTTACGAGATAGCTAAAGGTAGTGACCAAGACTTAACATCTTACACAGCGTTTACTATGTGGGTATACGTTGATAAAGACTGGAAACTAGGTGATGCTGTTGATTTTTACGCATGGAGAGGAGCAGCACAAGTAGGTACTAAGGTTGATTTAAGTGATTACTTTGATTACTTAGATTACGACGCTTGGCATAAGATAAATATACCATTAGGGGACATGAGCTTAACAGGTGAGACTATAGACGCAGTAAGAGTTGAGCAAGAAGCAGATGAAGGTAAAGCACCTAAGTACTGGTTAGACGATATCCAGATAGAAGAAACAGGCACACCTATTGTTTACACATTAGAGCCTACGCTGGGTACATGGTTACGAGTTAAGAGTTTACAGTTTGTTATGGCTAGTGCTAATGATGGTACACTTGATGTAGCTTACCCTACTATGCCTTATATCCCTTATGACAGCTTACTAGGAGTTACTATAGCTAACGGGATAGATTACAAAAGAACACAAGGAGGAGTAGATAAAAGTGTAGCTACTTTCAGTAAGTTCATTGACCTTATGACATTAAGTAACGCTACAGTAACAGGTAACGGTTCAGACGGTTCTAATACATGGGTATCAGTAAACGTACAATTCAACGAAGAGATAATACTTAAATCGGAGGACCAAGATAATATAACACTTACGCTCAATGATGACCTTTCTAACTTACTCTACCTAAGAGTAGGTGTAGGTAGTAAAATAGAAACAAGAACTTAATTTATATACTATGAAAACACACAGCTTAGGAATCAAATGTATTGTAGAAGGTACGCCAATGGAAATTAAAGCAGAGATTTCTTTCTCTAATGGTGAAGACCAGAAGCTTGAATACACTGTTTTACCACCTGAAACTACGGTAAAATGTATGGGTGAGCTAGTAGTATTCTTAAAATCTCTTGACAGCCTACATAAAGATATAGGTGGGAGTATAAAGAAAATAGTAATCAAAGAATTATAAACAATTAACTTAAATAAAATGCAACCTTACAAACTACCTAACGCAGCAGCAAGCGTACTGACTATATCAAGTACAGCAGTGAGCTTATCAACTGCAATAGCAATGGACTTAACAGGACTAGACGCTGTGGACTTCACAGTGTCCGCTGAGGACGTTTCTATCCTTTGGGACGGTAACACACCCACAGCATCAAACGGAGTGCTTATAGGTCAAAATAACGACGCTAAGGCACTAACGCTAAGAGGTGTAGACATCCAGAAAGTAAAGATGATACGAACAGGGAGTTCAGACGCTACAGTTAGAGTACAAATAGGAAAAACTATCAGATAACCTAGAACAATGAAACCAAATAATGTTTTTCGGCTACCTTGGATTGGAGACATGCTAACTGGTGGGTTCTTCGTACCAGCTATAAGTGATACAGGTACACCTGACTTTCTATTTGAGGATGATTCACTTTTTCTCTTTGAGGATGGTGAGCAGTACGAATTTGAGAACTAAACAATTAATTATATAAAATGGCAGAAAAACTCACAGCAAGGACAGCTTTA